GTGTGACACTAACAATCGTGCTGCCCGGTGGCTCTAAGGTGTCACGTGGTAACACGCACACACGAGGCTCAGCGCGACATGAGGAACTGGTATCGACTGCGCCGAAGCGCAGGCATAAAAAAACCCCGCCGAAGCGGGGTTGATCTTAGTTGACAATTGAATCCCAAATTGCCGTGGGTGTTAGGCAAGAGTTAGTTGCTGTCCAATATGATTGATCCCATGACTCACAACCTAGTAACAAGTTAATGAAGATGAAAGCAAACAAGAGGCCGATTGCGAAGGTGGCCGCTAGGCCACCTCCTATTTCAATCAAGCGCTTCACTTGAGCACCGCCAAGGCTAGCTTCACTTTGGCAACCATATCAGTCACATCAAAGTTAGGCTCTTCTGCTGACTGGCAGACCTTGATAACATCGTTCAAGTTATCGCGGACCCGTTGATCAAGCGGACGGTTGCGTGATCCTGCGCCGTCTGACTTGTCAGCATTCAAGCGCTTGCCTAGTTGAGTTTTGAAGTCACCGATGCGGGCGTTGATCTGTTGTTGCCAGTACCGCTTGTCTGACTTCTGCGTTTCAGTCAAAGAGTTAGTAGGCTTGGCTAGCAATGCCTGATTAGTCTTAGTGAAGCCTAGCACAACCGCCGCTTTAAGCGCCGTCCATTCATCCGCGTGGATGGTTGAACCGTCTGACTTCGGGCTGATGTAATCAGTCACCTTGTCAAAGCCGTCTGCTACCAACAGGTCAAGCGCCGCGACGCCCGCCTTGTCTGCCTTGATGCCTAACTCTACCGCGCTTGCGATTTTCTCTTGTGTTGCTGTGTTTAAAGTACGCATGTCAATCTCCTATGTGTTGACAGTTTAAGTTATGTCAGCAGGTTCCCCCTGATGACAATTACACTATGCCAAACATATGATAACAAATCAATAGATAAACTGACAGGATGACAAGTTTACACAAACCTCGATAGGCTTGTTAGTGTCACACTAACAAAACAGGATAGGCCAGACCCTACCCGCCCCCCATAGGCCACTTCACAGCTTGGGACTCCCTATCTCCTATGTATTACTAATATGTACGAATAATTGTGTTTTTTCTGAGTTCGGTACCCCCACCCCCCTTATATATGAAACACCCCCCACTAGGAGTCCCAACCTCCTTGCACAAAAACAAATTATTGTGTATAACTCGGCAGTAACGGTTAACAACCTGCGGAAACAGTATGTCTTTAATGCTCGAACCAGAGATTGGTGTACCATACTCGGATGAAATTCCGTATATGGATTTGCGTGCACGCGCAGAAGCTGCGTGTAATACTGCTTCTATGCTAGGAGAACACGGGTTGGACCTACAACCTACCAGTGAAGACGAAGAAATCGCAGCAAAAATTTCTTTGGCCTATGCTGATAACCCCGAAAAGACCTCTAAGAAGGTTTCTACTAAGCGTGCGTCGGCTTTACCGCCCGCCGCGCTGGTCGCTACTCACGGAATCCTGACTCAATTCGGTCATTCGGTCGTAGAAAGCGCCGTACAAGTCCGACATTTGGTTACAAACAAGCTCATTGAAGAGACTGAGAACCCCGACCCCCGCGTTCGTATCCGAGCATTAGAGCTTTTGGGTAAGATTTCGGACGTTGGGCTGTTTACAGACAAGACCGAAGTCACAATTACCCACAGAACCACTGATGAACTGCGCGAAAGCCTACGCAATAAGCTGTCAAAGCTGGTAAACCCCGAAGAAGACGTGATCGAAGCAGAGTTTGTGGACCCAGATGCCATAGATATTGATGCGGAGCTAGGTATAGAGGACGAATCGGATGAATGATATGTCCTTAGACTTCTCTGAAGACGATATTCAGCGTCTGTTGGACAATTTAGATAGCTTTTCGCCAGACGAGATAGCTGAAATAGACAAAATGGCGGGGGAATTGAACACCCGTAAGCAGAATAAGGCCGCATACGACGATCTTATAGCCTTCTGTAAGCTCATGATGCCCGAGTTTATCGTTGGTAAGCACCATCGCATACTTGCTGACATGTTAATGGGTATTGAGAAAGGGGATAAGGACCGTGTTTGCGTGAATATACCCCCCAGACACGGCAAATCACAGCTTGTTTCTATCTTCTACCCAGCATGGTTTTTGGGTAGAAACCCTGACAAGAAGGTCATGATGGTGTCCCACACCACTGATTTAGCGGTGGACTTTGGACGTAAAGTACGTAACTTAATAGCAACAGATGCTTACCGATCAGTATTTCCTACAGTAAAACTAGCACAGGATAGCAAGTCAGCAGGTAGATGGAACACGAACGTCGGAGGTGAATATTATGCGTGTGGTATTGGTTCTGCTTTGGCTGGTCGTGGCGCTGACTTATTGCTGGTGGACGATCCACATTCTGAACAAGACGTTATCAACGGCAACTTTGAAGTGTTCGCCAAAGCCTACGAGTGGTTTACCTTCGGAGCGCGTACTCGTCTCATGCCGGGGGGCAGAGTGGCAATAATTCAAACACGCTGGCATATGGATGACCTGACAGGACGTGTGACAAACGACATGGCGAAGAACGACCGCTCGGATCAATACGAGGTTGTCGAGTTCCCTGCTATACTAGAAGTACAAAATAAAAAAACGAAACGCTATGTGGAGAAACCACTGTGGCCTGAGTTCTTTGACTTAGAGGCACTGTTACGTACTAAGGCGTCAATGCCTACGTTCCAATGGAACGCTCAGTACCAACAGAATCCTACGTCTGAAGAAGCGTCGATAGTTAAACGAGACTGGTGGAACCTGTGGGAACAGGACAGCCCCCCGTCGTCTGAATATCTTATCATGTCTTTGGACGCAGCGGCAGAAACACACAACCGCGCCGACTATACAGCACTCACTACTTGGGGTGTTTTCTTCAACGAAGACACGAATGCGTACAATATTATATTGTTGAATAGCATAAAAAAGCGTATGGAGTTTCCAGAGCTTAAACAACTTGCTATGGAGGAATACGCTGAGTGGGAGCCTGATGCGTTTATTGTGGAGAAGAAAAGCGCAGGTACCGCGCTGTATCAAGAGATGCGGCGTATGGGATTACCAGTGTCGGAGTACACCCCACATAGAGGATCAGGTGATAAGTTAGCACGACTTAACTCCGTTGCAGATATTGTCGCATCGGGTATTTGCTGGGTACCCCCTACCAGATGGGCAGAAGAAGTGATAGAAGAGATTGCCGGATTCCCTTTTATGAGTCATGATGACTTAGTGGACTCAACGGTGATGGCGCTTATGCGGTTTAGGCAGGGCGGGTTTATTCGACTACCTACTGACGAGCCAGAAGAGCAACAATACTTCCGCCAACGTCGTGGTGGGTTTTACTGAGAGGCTAGATTATGGCGATAGAAAAAGGGTTATATTCAGCCCCAGAGGGTTTGGATAAGGAATTACAAGAAGGGTTGGAAGGTGTCGAAGGTATGGACACTACTGAGCTAGAGATAGAGATCATTGATCCTGAAGCGGTCACTTTGTCTGATGGCAGTATGGAGATCACATTGATCCCCGACTTAAACGAGTCTGACCTCATGGGGTTTGATGGTAACTTGGCAGAGGCGCTGGACGACGGCGACTTGCAAGAACTATCCAGTGAGTTGATTGGACTTGTTGAAGCAGACATCGAGAGCCGAAAAGATTGGGCGGATACGTTTGTTAAGGGACTAGACACCCTAGGGCTGAAGTACGAAGAGCGTACTGACCCGTGGGATGGTGCCTGTGGCGTGTTCTCTACTGTATTAGCAGAAGCTGCGATACGGTTCCAAGCAGAGACAATGAGCGAGACTTTCCCCGCCGCTGGACCTGTCAAGGTTAAAATTCTTGGGGACGAAACGCAAGAAAAAATTGAAGCCGCTGAACGTGTAAAAGCTGACATGAACTATGAGCTTACTGAGCGCATGGTGGAGTACAGACCAGAACACGAGCGGATGCTGTATAGCCTAGGACTCGCAGGATCGGCGTTTAAGAAGGTTTACTTTGATCCTAACCTAGGACGCCAGATGGCGGTCTATATCCCAGCAGAAGACGTTATTGTGCCTTACGGCGCGTCTACGATTGAGCAGGCTGAACGTGTCTCGCATATTATGCGCAAGACCAAGAACGAGCTACGTAAGCTACAGGCCGCTGGGTTCTATCGTGATGTAGAGTTAGGAGACCCCGAGCCGTTCCATACAGACATTGAGGAGAAGAAAGCTGAAGATGGTGGCTTCTCTATTTCTGACGATAGTCGCTTCGCAATTTACGAGATACACGCTGACTTAATCATTGACGGTATTGACGAAGATGATGAAGGTATAGCGAAACCTTACGTTGTTACTATTGAGCGTGGCACTGGAGAAGTCCTTGCTATACGTCGTAACTGGAACGAAGAAGACGAGCTAATGCTCAAGCGCCAGCACTTCGTACACTATGTATATGTGCCGGGATTTGGGTTTTATGGCCTTGGCCTGATTCATATCATTGGTGGATATGCGAAGGCTGGGACATCCTTGATACGTCAGCTAGTTGATGCTGGTACTCTATCGAATCTCCCCGGTGGGTTAAAGTCTCGCGGGCTACGTATCAAGGGTGATGATACGCCCATCGAACCCGGAGAGTTCAAGGATGTAGATGTACCGTCCGGTAGTATCCGCGACAACATCATGCCGCTACCTTACAAAGAACCTAGCCAGACTCTTCTCGCCCTGTTAAACCAGATTACGACTGAAGGTCGTCGATTGGGCGCTATCAGTGACATGAACATTTCAGACATGTCAGCCAATGCTCCTGTGGGTACTACGCTAGCGCTCTTAGAGCGTACGTTGAAGCCGATGGCAGCAGTTCAAGCTCGTGTTCACTACACCATGAAGCAGGAGTTTAAACTCCTTAAAGCGATCATGTCAGAGCACGCACCCGAGGATTATGACTACGTTCCTATGCGGGGCGAAGTAAGCGCACGGCAGTTAGATTATATGATGGTGGATGTAATCCCCGTCAGTGATCCTAAT